ACGGGCCACTTATTGCCTTGCACCTGTGAGAGTGACAGAGCATCTAGTTCACCTTCGGTAACACATACCATCTTACCACCGTCACGCCACAGCCACTCTCCGTACAGACCACAGTCTTTCGCTGGGCCTATCCATTGGAATGATTTATCGGCATACCTAAGTTTCTGTGCCACAACCTTTCCATCTTTATAATAGTTCGCTACCTGACAGGTCTTCCCGTTGTGTTTTGCAACACGGTAGTCAAACTTTCTGCAAGTATCTTCAGTGATACTGCGTTTAGGGAGTGCTTTTATTGTACTATCGAACCTATTAATTAATAACGGGTTTACTTCTTCCCTTTCCTCATTGAGGGGGGAATCTTCTATTAACTCCATCGTAGCTGCCTTCTCGTAGTATCCACACCCAAAGCAATGACCATGACCATCAGAGTAGCGACCCAAGTTATCTCTTGAGCCGCACTCTGGACATGCTTCATGCGCTATGAAAGTGGAATCATCAGTTTCCTCTATCATTCCAGACTCCAACATCAAATGATGGACACGCTTTATCAGAGATTGTATTGTGACCAATAACTTTTGCCTCTGGGTATTTGGTTGCTAGTCCATCTACCAAGAGCCTAAGCATCACCCACTGAGCATCTGTGAAGTCTCCTTCAGGCTCTGCCTGTTCGTTCAGGCCACCCACCAGACAGACACCAACTGAATAACTGTTGTGTCCTCTGGCGTGTGCGCCTACGTGGTCTATACCTCTACCTATTTCAATCGTGCCATCACGTTTAATAACAAAGTGGTAGCCAATCTTCAGCCACCCCTTTTGTTTATGCCAGCGGTCGATATCTCTAGCATCTATATCCTGTGTCGGTTTCGTTGCAGCGCAATGGATAATTATTTCTTTCGTCCTCTTACGCCCTTGCATAATCCCTCCGTAATCTGTCGTGTTTTTGCAGGAAGTCTCTCTTTAATCCATGCTGACGGGATGCTCTTATCTGCGTATTGGAATCCCAAACGCTCACACCACATTGCATAGGTTGTTTTAGATTTACTTCCGATTCTTGTTCGTGAGTTGCTGAATACAAACCTGATGTCTAACGCAGGGTTCTGCGCTTTGATGAGCTTGTGTTTAGACCTGTCGCTACTTAGGAACTGCCCTTTGGTTTCAACAATGATTCCATTAGGCAGAACAAAGTCAGGCTTGTACCTAGAGTTAGGCTTCTGGTAAATGACCCAACCTGGGGGTTCGTAATGAAACGCCACCCCAAGTTCTGCCAGTTCTCCAGCAACCTTCTCTTCAAGGCCGCTCCTGAAGATTGAGGACTTTCTTCTTCTAAAAGTCTTCGTCATCTTCAAACCCTTGGTCTTGAGCAGCTTCTTCTTGCTGTGTGGTAAAGCCTTCCGTAGCTGAGAAGCCGTAGTTTGTCGCATCAGTATCCCCACCTGTCTTAAGCTCAATGATTTGTACAGCCTTGAGTCGTATTGATGCGCCAGCACCTACTGCTGCTACATAATAAGGAATAAGGTCTGCTGAGATGCGTAAGATTGACCCACCCCAGAGAGACTTAACGTCAGTCAGTAGTGTGCCTTGGGCATCAAACAGTCTTGGACTCATCTCAATAGTACGTCCATCTTTAGTGTTTACCTTAGCCTTCATTTTAAATTTAAAGACAACTCGTCCAGTCTCCTGGCCTTCGTCATCCAACTCAGCAAAGTAAGGTGCATCTGCTACCTTCGGGCGTTTGCCTTTAGGTATTAACTCCTTAGCTTGCTCCATTACCTCATCAACCTTTTCAATGAGAGGTGCGGCCTCGTCCTCAGTAAGAGATAGGCTCACCTTGTACTCACCCATGGCGTTAAACTTGGTATCAGGCTGCGTGAGATGGGGATAGATAGCTATTCCCGCTGGGGTTGTGACCCCTACATAGTCTTTCGACATACATTAAATCCTCTAGTGGATAGTTATTTTCAATGATAAAACCATAGGTTCCTATAGCTTTAACCTGTATATCTAAAGGGACAGGAATCCCCCTGCTCTCATAGTAATCTAGTGTTTCTTCCATAGTGTTCTCCTTTAGATTTGACCTTTGGAAACTTTCCGGTGGTCTAATATGGTGGGTATTAATTGTCATAGTGGATAGTGTCACGCAAAAAAGAACTCTGAGTGTTCTACCAGCGATATATCTAGCGCACCCTTCTCAGGAAGCGGAGGTATTTCTTCATGTCTTTCTTTAGGTAGTACTTCCAAGAGGTGTCGCCTAAATGATTCCAACACATCTTGCTGTGTGTACATTTTTACGAATGCCTTTCTTAAGCACCACCACAAGCCTTCAGCATCTGCTGCATGAGTACCATAACTATCATGTACCATTGCAAAGCTGTGTATCCCAAACTCAGTTGCCACAGCTATAGTAAGCATCATGTGCGCTGCATCAATGGAATGTACAAAGTTAGGTGAGATGCCATTAGCCTGACGGTTCTTATTTATTCTCCCAGTCTCTTTATACAGCATCGGTCTGAAGGTACTGCCTAATAATTTAGTCTCGATGCGATAGGGTTTAGTTTCTTTGTATGCTTGTAGAACAGGAAAGTTAACTGGTGTGTCCCATCTAATAGCAAGCCCTTCAGATGCAGCCACCCTGGCAGACTTCTGGAGCCACGCCATTGCATCTGTAGCGGCATGAACAACCTCACCTATAGAGTCCCAGATGTGCTTAGCTAAAAATGTTGATGCTTTGAATGCTTGTTCCCCAAATGGGTGCATATCACCTTTCTCTTTCTGTTCAGTTATATAGTCCATAACAAAGTCAGAGAAAGAATATTGGCGGCCCCCATAAGGCAACACCATGCAAGGTCTTTTGGTACACCCACGCTTCACTCCAAAGTCTAACCAAAGTTTAGCCAGTGGTTCATCAGGCATCTGTGTTAGCTTCTCAGTCACCCTGTCAGCTACTCTCTGATAGATATCTTGAGGTTCATCCATCGGAACAAGATTCACTTCCTTGCCTGTGGTAGTGCTTCGGAGCATGGCTGCAAAATGCTGTAGCCCATTACAGCTACCATCAGCAGACACTGGTAGGTGAGACACAAAGCCTTCACCCTCTTCACACCAACCAGCCCACTCATCACAGAAAGCAAGGAACTGGAAGGGACTAGAGGCTTCCTTAGCCCACCATAGGTCAGCTAAAGGGTCTGCTGCTGCTCGTAAGATTCTATCCTCGTTCTCAAGTACCCAGTCAACACGCGCCTGAAGTGAACACTTGTCAAACCCAAAGGCGTTAGCACCATGAATAGCTAGGTGACAAGCACCTGTTTCATCAATGGGTTTACCTTCAGCAAAAGTAAGTAATCCTTTGGCAAAGTCTGGCCCTTGCGGATTGAGATAATTAGGTACTGCATACACCCTGCCTCTGAAGTCTAACTGATAGACCATGTAGAGTGTCTCTTCTTCTTTGAACCTATCAGCTATCTCGATGGTCTTTCTTAATAGCAGTCGTTTCGAGTCTAATCTGTTGTTCTCGGTGTGAATGATAACAGCCTGTCTCTTCCATGCAGTTCTTGCTTCCTTGTTAGTAGCTATATCTAAAGGCTTGGCAGGGATTGGGTAGTTCTCTGATGGTGGTAACTTAGGAATATGAACGCCTGTAGACCAGATATCCTTTAGGGATTGTAGCACAAACTCATTCACCTTAAAGGCTGTCTGTTGCATAGCATTGATAGCACCATAAACATGGGGTATATCAAAGTGCTTTAGTTCAGCCAGGTAGTTATGGTTGGTGGTCTTGACCAGTGTCAATTCCCTGATGTGATGTGTGTGGTAACCACCAGAATAGGGTGTAGTCCAGTCTTTTAGTGGGGCAATACAAGGATAAAATTCAGGCTTCAACACATCTTTAAAACTGTTCAGGTCTTGGATAGCTTTCATGGTTAGCTCTGAAGGTAACAATAGTTTCTTCTTCTTACCCCCTGAGTTCATTATCTTGTGGGTCAACAGGCCAGTGTGTTGGATGGTTAGGTCAATAAGAGCATTACCCACCAGCAACCTCTCTCGCTGTGTCCAGTTCTGCCATTGCAGCCCGTCACGTTTAGCTGCTTCAATAAGTTTCTTACGCTTGTATGAATAGGATGACGAACGCTCCTCTAGGTCTTTCATTACCACACGCATAAGAGCAGGGTTGTTTTCTTCGTAGGTTCTTATTCTTATCTCATCTTCTAGTGCCATACCCAATGCAATTGAGGCTGCACTGAAGGCTCTCTGACGGGTTATCTGATTCAACACGACCCGTAGGGTTATGACAGAGGTAACGGACGGCTCAAGGTTGTCAATCAGTACCGCAGCCGTTGCTGTTCTTCCTGCTCTACCTTTTTTACAGTCACTCAGATATTCTATGAGTGCTTCTTCCAAGTTACCTAGTGTTGCCCTTAATAAATATTGTCCATAATCAGTGGTTGCCTCCTGATTCCTGTCTACTTTTTTAGCTATTTGTTTATGGTAGCGTGACAAACCGTGTTCACGCATCTCTTTCTCTAGTTCGACCTGTCTAGCACTGGTTTTGTAGCTCATTTCAACACCTTTTTTCTTGTGACATGCACTCAGATAATATATGCCTAAGTGCATATTGGGTATTTAACTAACCCGTTTGGTTTATAAAAGGTGCTATGCCACTGTGGATACTTAGAGTAAACGGAGTTAGAATCCGCTTCAAAACTAATAACTCTAAGTATATCAATAGCATAGCAGTTCATTACTGTCTCAGTGACATGCCCATGCCACATTTTTTGTCTCAGTAGGTTCTAGTACTTTGACTGCTTCTTCTAAATTAGTAGGACACAGGTGAGCATAACGCATGGTCATCTGTATAGTCTTGTGTCCTAACCATTGTTGCACCACCAGGATTGGAACACCGCGCTGAACAAGACGAGATGCACAGGTGTGTCTGAGGCAATGAGGGATGAATTGGTCGTCATGCTCAAGCTCCATGACACACTTCATTGCATTCCAATGCCTAATTAACCTCCGATAAGGTAGGTGTAGTTTTCCGTTGTTATTGACAAAGATATCTAATGCTCTTCTCGTCAACACAATAGTCCTTGGCAGGTCTGCTTTTGTTTCCCAGATGGTCAGCCTGTTATCCTGCAAATCATCTATACGCAATTTCTTAAGCTCACCAACACGCATCCCTGTGTCCATCAGAAACATGAACGTGTCACGCTCCTCAAAGTAGCCCATCTGTGTCAGCACACGGTACATGATGGCTTCTTCTTCCTGCGTAACAAACCTAATCCTACCCTTACCTTCTTTCTGCCATTCAATCTTAGGCTTCTGGTCTATCCACCCTCGGTCTTTAGCAAAGGTACTAACCTTAGATAAGATACTTAGTTTGCGGTTGATTGTCCCATTAGAATTACCCTTGCTCCTCCAGTGAACTATTAGGTCATCCATAAGTTCTAGGTTGAATGAGGATAGCTGTCGATGCTCACCGATAAAATCAATGATAGTGTTCATCACTTGTATAGTAGCCACCCCATGCTTTGAGTCGCTCCAATATTTATCCCCAGCTTTCCTTAAAAGGGCAGCGATAGTCATAGCTTTACCATCGTTGCAGTCTTCAGGGTTAGGCAATGCCTTTCCTAGACTAATAGCTTCTTCTACCTTAGCCAACATGACGTTAGCCTGGTCTTCTGTTTGGTATGTATGGCGAAAGCGAATG